TATCCGAATGACTATATCGACCGGATTTTTTGGAATTTATGCGCTATACAGCACAAGGTTCCCAAAATGCTCAAGATTAATATTAGGCGGATTCTCTCTTAACAATACAACATCACTTGCACAGGCAAAAGCAAACATTGACGCTGCTAGGGATGCCGGGGCATGGATTAATATTTACGGTCACAAATCAGCATCAACCGCATTGGACAGCACAACTTGGGCTATTAGTGATTATATTGATTTGTTTGACTATATCCAGGCAGGAAAAATAGCAGGGAGTTATGTAGTCAAGCCATTTTGCGAAATGGCAAGAGAGTTAAAATCTAGGGGCTTTTTAACTGATACAGAATAGGCTTGAGGTCGGTATCGTGAACTACTGCACAGCACAAGACTTGATTGATCGGTTCGGAGAGGCTGAAATATTGCAACGAACCGACCGGGCGCGAACAGGGTCAATTGACTATTCTGTTGCTCAGATGGCGATTGATGACGCGTGCGCGGAGATTGACGACTATCTTACCGACTATGCTCTTCCATTGTCATCGGTGCCTCTCAATCTAAAAAAACGGGCTTGCGACATCGCCAGAAACAACCTTTTTTATGACATGCAAGTTGAGGTCGTCGAATCAAACTACAGGTCAGCAATAGAGTTTTTAAAGGGCGTTTCGTCGGGCAAATTCAAGCTTGGTCTTGATCAAAACGGCGCTTCACAAGAGCAAAGTTCAGGGTCAATTTACATCGAAGAGCAAAGCCCAATAATGTCGGATCAGTCGCTGTCCAGCTTCTAAAAATCAAATCTGTGGCACCAAATAACCCGCTCAGGGGTTGTCTTAGGTGCCATTTATCATTGCATCACATACCCCATTCGCGGGTGATACGCGATAGGGTTTTCTAACCCCTTGTCCAAATGCGCAGACCCCGAACAGGGTTTTCGACTATCAAAGTGGCTTCACGGCCAGACGACCCGCCACGGCAATAAAACCCTTTTTAGGAAGCGCTTCACCTTAATTCTAAGCGCTGCAGTCGGCATAGTGCAGCAATGGAAAACATCAGACCGGCGACTCAATCGCGCCTTAAAAACAATGTAACCGAGCTAAAAGAAGTCGCGGGCGCGGCCAGCTTGGCGCAAATTTTACAGGGCAAAAAAACCGACAAAGGGGCTTATGTTTTTCAAACAAGGGAGTCGGCATCAAGCGGATTAAGCACCCAACTTGTCATTCAAAACGTCGATGTTCAGGTTTCGGTGGTTACGACCATTTATTGCGTTTCTGACTCCATGGGCGGCGACGCTGCAGACGCAAGCCACGACCTAAGGGAGCTAATCAAGGCGGAATTGATCGGGTGGGAGCCGTCAGTAAATTTCGAGCCTATGGAGTTTGCAGGCGGCGACCTAATCAGTTTTTTAGACGGGTTCTACGTTTGGCGCGACAACTTCACATCACGAACAATCATTCAGCAAATTTAATAAGGGGTAGCAATGGCCAATATTTCAACATGGACAAACGTAAAGGTTTTTATGTCTGACGCACCAGGGGCGGCGGTTACGGTCACTGCAATCAGCAAAGCGACTGAGGCGGTTGTTTCTTGCACAACGCCACCAAGCAACGGCACTTTTGTATTGATGGAAGTGCAAGGCATGACCCAGGTTAATTTGCGGATTTTCCGCGTTTCTGGTGTTGTGGCTAATACCTCTTTCAAGCTGGAGGGCGAGGACAGCACGCTTTTTGATGACTTCACCAGCGGAACCTTTAGGCCGGTGGCTTTCAATACCAGCATGTCAACCTTAACGACCGTAAACGGATCGGGCGGCGAACCGGACAAAATCCCAACCACCACCATCCATGCGGCGCAAAAATCAAACATTCAAGGCTTGGCTGAGGCGCTGTCCTATTCTTTCGACACCATTTGGGACGTTTCCGACGCGGCGCTTAAAAAGGCTCGGGACGTAACAAAATTGGGTGCTCTCAGGGCGTTTATGATTCAGTTCAAAAATGGACAGCGGGTTATGTTTTACGGCACGGTGTTTTATTCAGGCCAGCCGGGCGGCGCTACCGGTGCAATGGTTACGGGCAAAATGACCATCGAAGCGCAAGGCGCACAAACCGAGCTGGCTACCTAATGGCTATCAGAAACATTCAAGGGCAAATACTAAACGCGCTGGGCGTATCTGAAGAAGAGTTGCGATATGTCACAAAGGCCGACATCAAGCTAAACGAAAAAGGGGTTTTTGTAACCCTTGAGCGCTTAGTGATTGGTGACCTAAAGGATGGGCTCAGAGAATTGGAGCATATAACGACCCGTTATGAATTGATCGAGAAACAGCAATGATTCAGGCAATAATTGAAAAAATCCGTAAAAACCGCCAGTTTGACGTGGAGGCTGGCGGGTTGGTAATCACGGCAAGAAGGCCGACAAACTTAGAAATGGAAGAACTTCCAAGGGACGGTGCCACGATTCGCAACATTCTTTCAACCTTCGTGGTTGACTGGAATGCCAGAGAAAACGACCTGATTGCAGGCGGAACCCCTGAGGAAGTGCCGTTTTCAACGGCGCTATTTATGGAGTGGGCGGAAGATAGGCCGGAAGCGTGGGCACCTATCATATCCAAAATTAAAGACCAATATGCTGAGCATAAAGCCAAGGTCGAAAGCTCGTTGGAAAAGCCAGAGGCTGGTTAGAAGATAGGGCTCTACCCTTCCCTACTAATCAGCCTGCACCGCTTATACACCTAGCGGCAATCAGGGTGTGGAACATGCTAGGGGGTATTGATTGGGCAGGCCTTGAGATTGCAGCCGAAATTGTAGGGGTGGCTGATATCGAAGAGCTTGTCGCCCACCTTGAAATGATACGAGACAACAAAACCAAGGCGCGGCCAGAAAATGAGCATTGACGTTAAAATCAAAATATCAGGCGATTCCAAGGAAGCGGTAGACGCGGCAACCAGGGCGGTAAATGCCATAAATGGCATAAGTAGCGAGTCAAAAAAGGCGGCGGATTCAGCAAGCGCCCTTTCCAAGTCAATGAGCGCTGTCAAAAGCGCCGTCGCTGGATTTGTTGGGTTTACAGCATTTGCCAGCCTATCAAAAGACATTCTCGACACAAACCGAAACATGGAAATGCTGAGAACTCAGCTGGTGTCTGTCATGGGCGGCATGGCAGGCGGTGAGCAAGCGTTTTCTTTTATATCCAAATTCGCAAAAGACACCCCGTTTGAGATTGAAGGGCTCACGACATCCTTCATCATGCTGAAAAACATGGGGCTTGAGCCTACACAGCAAGTTATGCAGTCGCTCACGGATCAAGCGGCGAAGCTTGGCGGCAAGCAGGAAACATTAACCTCAATTGTTCAGCAATTGGGGCAAGCCTACTCAAAAGGCAAGCTTCAACAGGAGGACATGATTGTTCTTGCTGAGCGCGGGGTGCCAATCTACAAAATTGCAGCCGAAGTGCTGGGTGTCACCGGCGACAAGCTGGCGGAAATGTCGTCCAAGGGTGAAATAGGCCGGGAAGCGATTGACAAAATTATTGTCAAAATGGGGGAGCTTTCCAGCGGATCGAATGCCAGGGCCATGGACACGCTGAACGGCAAAATATCGGGCCTTTCTGACGCTTGGCACGAGTTCGAGGACGCGCTTTTAAACGATCGGTCTGAGGGGATCATTAAGAGCATTGTCCAGTCGGCAACCAATAGCCTTAACATTCTCAAGCGCAATCTTTCAGACACCATTGACGATCAATTGGCGCATTCTGAGGCCAGGATTAAAACCTATAACCAAATGGGTTTTGTTGGCAAAGCTATGTCGGATTACACAGGTTTCGACATAGGCCAGGAAATCAACCGTCGCGACTCGCTTAAAAAACAAAAGGCAGCAAAGGACGCGGCGGACGCTGAAGCGGCGGCAAAGGCAGAGGCAGAGGCCAAAGAAAAGCGGGCAGCTGAAGATAAGGCCAGCGCAGACGCCAAGCATACCGAGGAAACGCTTAAAAACAGCAAAAAACGGGTTGCAGCGGCTCAAAGCGAGGCCAGCGCCAAAGCCAAGGCTTTTAACTCAGAGCGCGAAGCGGTAGCCAAAAACATTGAAAACCTGCAATTCGAACTAAAAGCCTTGGGGCTTTCATCCGAAGAAAAAACCAAGCAATTGCGAATCAGGAGCGAAGCGGCCAACGCCACCGAATCGGAGCGGGAAACCATAGTCGGGCTTATCGAGGCTATAGACGCTGAAACCGAGGCACAAAAAAGACAAAGCGCGGCATGGCAGCAAGCCATTGAAGACGCGAACAAGTATTACGACCTGAAAAAAGAAATCGCAGGCATGACAGGCGGGCCGTCAGGGGTTGATTCATCATCAAGCCTTAGTAGTGGAATAGCCAGGATTCAGGACGACTTAAAAGCAGGCGTAATTGACGACAAGCAGGCCAAAGAGCTATTTGACCAGCTTGGAAAAAGCTACAACGAAAACTTCATTGACCCGGCTAAAACAGCAACTTCCGAGCTGTCAGAGTTCAGCACCCAGGCGGCGCGGAACATGCAAGACGCGTTCGCTGATTTCTTGTTTGACCCGTTTTCAGATGGTATCGGCGGCATGGCTGAAGGCTTTTCAAACGCATTAAGACGAATGGTTGCCGAGGCTTCAGCGGCTCAGTTGTTTAACGCGTTGCTTGGCAAGGACTACGGGAAAACCGGCGAGCTTGGCGGGATTCTTGGAAGTTTTGCCGAATCAATTACAAGCGCATACACCGGAAGCGGCGGCGGATTCCAGGGAAACGGGCCGCTCTTGAGCTATGGCAACAAGCACAGCGGCGGGATCGTGGGCGAGTTTACCGGGCTGTCCATGGTTCACCCTTCGGTGTTTAACAATGCTAAGCGCTTCCACAGCGGCGGGCTGGTAGGGAATGAAGTCCCCATTGTGGCGCTTAAGGGCGAAGAGGTATTGACCGAGAACGACCCGAGGCACGCTAAAAATTATCGCGGGGGCGGAAATGTCATTGTGAACATTACAACCCCACCAGGAACCAAGGCTTCAGAAAGTCGCCAGGAAACCCCGAACGGAACACAAATAAACGTACTGATTGAGCAGATAGAGGGGGTTATGGGCAACAACATAGCCAGGGGCGGCGGGCTTTCATCGGTGCTTGAACGTCAATATGGGCTGAATAGATCAGCGGGAGCGCTATAGAATGCCAGCATGGCCAGACACACTACCCAAACCACTTGCGGGCGGTTTTGGCTTCGAGAATGTTGACCCGGTTGTAAGAACCGAAATGTCATCGGGGCCAAAGCGGGCGCGCAGGCAGTTTACACAAACGACTGACAATTGCGCAATGCAATGGCTGTTCGAATCTGACGCGCAGCTTGCCACCTTTGAAAGCTTTCACAAGCACGACCTAAACGATGGGGCCGCGTGGTTTGATGGGCCGTTTAAAAATGGCATGGGTGCATCGACCGTTCAGATGCGGTTTGCAGGGCCGTTCAGCGTGGCCTATGTCAGCGGAAAATGGCAGGTAACAGCCAAGATGGAAATCAAAAACCGACCAGTAGCAAGCGCTTAATTATGCCAAACAATACGCTATCAGCAGCCATAAAAGAGGCTTACGCCTCGTCGCCGAGTGATGAGGTTATTATTCACACCCTTGAATTCAGGCACCCGGCTTTTCTTAACGAATCAAACCAGCCGGATTCTATCCGCGTGGTGCGGGACTATCGGGACTGGGAAGCAAAACTTGAGGCCGACGCACCGCTTCATGCTGGAACCTTCCAGCTTTTTGTTGGGTTCGCTTTCGACTTCAGCATTCCAGGCGTCGAAAAGTCATCAGCGCCAGCGATTGAAATCACTATCGACAATGCATCAAAGATCGTCATTGACCAGCTAGACGCGGCCATTGTGTTGCCGGGCAGTCTTGAGGTCACATACCGCCCTTATTTGCTGTCTGATATAGATGGCCAGGGCAGGCTAAACGAACCCCACATGATCCCTGTTTTAACCCTTAAAGTCGATTCAATAGATGTTACAGACTTACAAATCACTGCGATTGCCAGCGTGGGTGATTATGCAAACAAGCGATTCCCAAACGAGGATTACACCGCCACAAGGTTTCCGGGGTTGATTAGATGATTCACTGGGCAAGTCAATACATCGGCAAGCCGTGGGAATCCGGGGCACAGGGGCCGGACGCTTTCGATTGTTACGGCTTTTTTCGCCATGTTCAGCGCGAACATTTCGGGATCGAGGTTCAAATAGTAAACGTGGACGCTGGCAGCATTGCGGCGACTGTCAGGGCTTTCGATGATAAGGGGCGGTTTGATGGCTGGAGGCAGGTTGACGAGCCCGCAGACGGTGACGCTGTTTTGATGAGCCAAGCCAGACACCCCTCACATATCGGCGTATGGATCATTGACAGAGCGCTTGGCATCAATGGCGCTTTGCATTGTGTTGAAGGGGCCGGGGTTATTTACTCAACCCCGCAGGCGCTCAGACATGACGGATGGGGAAAACAAACATTTTGGAGAAATGAAAAGTGGGCGTAATAGTTAGGTCTTATAACCCGTTAAATTCCAGGCATGATAAAGAGGTTTTTAAACTCGATTCTGAGCTGTCAATTAACGATTGGCTGGATCAAAACAAAGTAACCTTTTCAGCGCCGACCATTTGCCTTAAAAATGGTGAAGCACTTTTACGGGCCGACTGGGATCAAACCATAGGCCAAAATGACATAGTGGCTTTTGTAGAGCTTCCGCAGGGCGGCAAAGGCGGCTCAAACATCCTGCAAGTATTGCTGATGGTAGTGGTTGCAATTGCGGCGGCGTTTACAGGCGGCGTTGTGGCGGCGGCTTATGGGACTGTCGCTGGGGCTGTTGCTGGTGCGGCGGTTGGAATTGTTGGTAACTTCCTTGTATCGCTGATTGTGCCAGCGGGCAACGGGCTGTCAAACCTTCAAAGCCAGGACGCAGCCGCAGCAAGTCCGACTTACAACCTGCAAGCGCAGGGCAATTCAGCCAGGATAGGCGCCCCCATTCCGGTAATTTATGGAAAGCACCGCGTTTACCCTGATTATGCGGCCATGCCATACACCGAATATAAAGACAACGAGCAATATTTGTACATGTTGCTGTGCATAGGCCAGGGCGACTATGACATTTTGGACATGCGGATCGAGGACACCCCGATTTCATCGTTTGAAGAGGTCAGTTATACGATTTACGGGCCAGGGGCTACGGTCACAAGCTTTCCAACCAGGGTTGAGGTATCCGGGGAGGTTTCGGGTCAGGAATTGATTTATAACAATTACGTCGGGCCGTTTTTTGTAAATGCTGAAGATACAGAAATCAACAAAATAGGCGTCGATATTGTCGCGCCTTATGGTATGTACTATGCAAACGACCTTGGAAAAATGGACACAAGATCGGCAACATTTCATATTGAGGCGGCATTGTGGAACCCGTCAACAGGCGCTTTCGGGCCTTTTATTGTTTACCTTACAAGAACTATAGGAGGAGCAAGCCCAACAGCCATCAGAAAATCGTATTCGTTTGATGTTGCAAAGGGGCGCTATGCAGTAAGGGTTAAGCGAGTTAGCGCCGACGATACAAGCGCCAGAGCCGGGGACACTATTATTTGGGCTGGAATGCGCGGATATGTTCCAGGGGTGCAAAATTACGGCAACATCACCACGCTGGCGGTAATTGCTAAAGCCACAAATAACCTTTCAAGCACGTCAAGCAGGCGGATCAATTGCCTAGTGCAGCGGCGGCTTAAAACATGGAGTCCGACGCAAGGATGGAGCAATACCGCCACCCCTAGCCGGTCGATTGCTTGGGCAATTGCCGACGCGGCTAAAGCCGATTATGGTCTTAAGCTTGTCGATTCGCAGATTGATTTACAGGGGCTTTTTGACTTAGATCAATACTATGCCAGCCGTGAAGCGTTGTTTGGAACCGGGAAAGGCGACTACTGCGACATAGTTTTCGACAATAAAATTTCAGCGCTTGAGGCGCTTGGTGCAATTGCTCAGTGCGGGCGGGCCATCGTCATTACTCAGGGGTCTTTGATACGGGTTATCAGAGACACCCAACAGGCGCTTCATACTGCGATGTTTTGCACCCGCAATATCGTCAAGGGATCGTTCAGCGTTAAATACCTTATGCCAAACGGACAGTCGGCGGATTCGGTTATCGTTGAATGGATCAATAAGGACACCCTAATGCCCATGGAAACATTAGCGGTTTTACCGGGCGAAACCAGCGCCAATCCGGCACGGGTCAAGATCCAGGGGATAAGCCACGAGGCGCAAGCGTGGCGCGAAGGCATCACCCATGCGGCGGCTAACCGGTATCGCCGAAAAGTCATCACGTTTCAGACCGAGCTTGAGGGACATATCCCCACAGTCGGCGACCTAATCGCCATCAGCTACCCAATGGTCAACTGGGGTATTTCTGGCGAGTTGGTTGATTTTGGTATGGACGAATTAACCCTAAGCGAACCCGTCAACGCTGAGGCTGGTAGTTTAATTTTGCTAAGGAAGCCAGACGGCAGCACCGCAGGGCCGTTTGAATGCGAGCCACATATCAGCGGCGACCCTTATAAAATAACCTTTACTTCAATACCCAGCTTGACACCTTTGCCGACATTTTTAGGGTTCGACCCGGTTGTTACGGATGAAAAGGAACGAACCTATTTTGCAATAGGCAAGGCACAGGAAATTTATATCAGTGCCAGGGTGCTTCCGCCAATCAGGCCACGCGGCTTGAACCTTGTTGAGATTACCTGCACCAATGAGGCAATAGAAGTTCACCAAGCCGAAACCGGAACCGTTCCAGCGCTTCCAGAGCCGTGGCAGCTTCCCAAAAAGATCACCAAGCCAGTAATAACCCGGCTGGACGTAACCCATGCAGGCACGGCGGAAAATCCTGCACTTTTGCTGTCATGGAATCCAGCAGCGGGCGCGGATCATTACATAATTCAATCGTCAGCCAATAATATCGACTGGGTTACACATCCAGATACAGCGTCAACCAGCACGAATATTCGAGTCGAGCCGGGGCCGGTTTGGGTCAGGGTCGCGGGCGTAGGATTGGCGCGGGGCGATTGGGCAACATGGAGCGGGACGGCTGGCCTAATACCCCCACCGGGCGACGTTACCGGGCTGGCATCAGTTGAGCCATTCACCGGATCAAAAGCCAAAATAAAATGGTTGCCAGTTACCAGGGCGACAAGCTACACGGTTGAGGTTTGGGCGGCGGGAGTTCAGCGGCGATCAATCAGCACAGCGGCGACGGCTTTCGAATACACCGACGAGGACGTCAAAAAGGACGGCGGGCCATGGCGCTCGTTGACATTCATGGTATCGGCCAGCAACGGCCAGGGGTCATCGGTCAACAAGGCGCAAATCACCATGTCAAACCCGCAAATCGGAGCGCTGTCGGGCGTTTCGTTTTTTGCCGGAATCAAGATGGCAGTTATCACCTACACCCGACCCAGCGAAACGGACTGGGACGGCGTTTTAGTCTGGATGAGTCAAACGTCAGGCTTTACGCCAAGCGGAACAGAGCCAGGAACAGGGAACTGTATTTATGCCGGGAAGGATCAAACAATAACCATTCCAAGCCTTGTAGAAAATGTACCGCATTATTTTGTTTTGGCGGCTTATGACTCGTTCGGGCGCGACTCGCTGAATTTTACAGCCGAATATACCGCCACCGTTTCAAGTATTAACGCTATGACACCGGATGAAATTAAAACCGGGCTTCAGCAAGCGCTTGATAATGCATCATCGCCCTTGGTTTTCAATGCTGAAGCGTTCGCTGTCAATATTAACGGAATAGAAAAACCACCTTTTATCATTGGATCATTGAACGGCAACGCGGCGGTTTTGCTTGATGCAGATGTCGGTATTACGGGCAGCGTCAGCGCAAGCCAGTTAAAAACGGGCCGGATGGCGGCAACCGAAAACCTAACCATAGGCAACGGAAACGCGGTTATTAATGGCAACGGCTCAATGATCGTCTACAAAGATGGCGACTCAGTGGCTAACCGCGACTATGCCTTGCTGACTGGCGGCAACCTGACTTTTCAGCGCTTCAGAGGCGGGCAGTACCGGGAATCTAAAAGCGTCAGGCGGATCGAGCTAGGTCAGGCCAATTCCGGGCAGACCGTTTTAATCGACGGTTACTGGGATTCGCAACCTACCATCATGGTTTCACCGGCAAGCTTGCAGAGCTACAACGCGGCGCAGAATCAAAGCTCACAAACATGGTCGATCAGGGCGCAAAACTTGCACGAAACAGCGCCAGGTTCTGGACAATGGCAGTTCGACGCCATCGCAGAACTTGACTATGCGGCCAATGCGGGAAACATTACAGTTGCCAGCAATTCGGGGGCGCTTAATGTTGACGGCTGGTATTCGGCGGAAAGCATACTACCGGCTAACACCGCGACAGTGACAGTGGCCGTTCAGGTTTCAAGCGTAAGGGGCGACGGCATTTCGACGCATGGCTATTTTTACCGGTCTGTCGATTGGTACATTCTAGGCTGGAACGGCACAGGCTGGGACTGGCTGATAGGCAAAACCATTAATATTTCGGCGGCGGATCATGGTCAGATTGTCGTTGATACCAATTCCGTTAATATGGGAGGTAGAACCAAGATTTTGCTTTATTTTGTAGCCAGGGACACGGACAGCACAAAGTATTCAAGGGGGATTGACGAATATAATTACAGTCAGGCAACCGTTCCGGTAAGCCCGACAACAAACATGACAGTAACAAACGACAACCAATATACAACTGTCACAAAAGTCCTGCACATGCCAGTTTGGACTGTTGACCCTAATTGGGAAAATTACGCGACTCGTTACATGGCCACATGGAATCAGGACGAGTTTTATTCTGACGCCACAATGAAAGTTTTTGCCAATGGCATCCAGGTTGTAAGCACTAGCGATAGGTCAAACACTAGATCGGGGAGCTACGATTCTGGAGTTTCAAACGGCGCTTACAATCGAGACTTTTGGTCAATCAGGATAGTATCAGGGCAACAATACGGGGCGGGCGACTTTACGCTAACCCCAACATCAACAACGGCATATTTGCGACAAAAGCTTTTAAATAGCGCAGCAGCTCAAAATAACTACACTTTTCAGAGCTATTCGTGGGCTGTTTCCGGATCGTCGTCAATTGCTCAGGGGTCAATGAATTGGGTAGCAATAGGGGATTAAATGAGCATATATGAACAGGGTTATATCAGCATAGCAAACGGGAGCATTCAAGCTGAGGGGTTTGGGACGCGCTGGCTAAATTACGTTAAGCCGGGCGACACTATAACTATAAATGGCAATACCTTTACAGTTTCGTCAGTTGACGACAATCATTTGCTTAAAATCAACGAGGCTTATTCAGGCGCTACTCAAGACAGAGCAAAGTATTACATTACTAAGGCGGCTTATGCTGAGTCGCTGGCTGAAGCGATTGTCAGGGTTCACGGCGAGATTGACAGGGTTTCCGGAATAACACGGCTAAGGTTTATAACCGTTTCAGCGGGACAAGAAGTTACTTATATTGCCAAGCTGGAAGATGCTAAGGCTTATATTGCAGCGGGCTACCCTACCAATTCAGCGCCTTATGTTTGGGTGCATAACGAGGCAATTGCCACCGGAGCCACGCCAACGCAAGTAGCCGATTTAATCGTTTATACAGCGGGGCTATGGTCAGCCGTTGGGTCGCAGGTCGAAGGCGCAAGGCAGGCGGCAAAAATGGCCGTTTCCGCAGCGGGATCGGTTCAGGACATGGAGGATATACTAGGCGATTTTAAGGTCGCTATGGCGGGGCTTTAAAGCAGTTTACGACCATTTTACGACAATGCACCTTACAACCCTTGATTTTAATGGGTTGTATGGTGCCGAGGAGAGGCACACCGCAGGCTTTCAGGCTTTTTAACTATTATGCCTGATTAAGCCGGGACGTGCATTTTTGCTGCATGTAGCAGCTTGCTAAAATCACGATTGACCCCGATAATTCACGTCGTTTATTTTTTATTTTACGACGGTTTTACGACGTGGCTACTATCTTGGAAAAGAACGGGGTTTGGCAAGCGCAGGTCGCCAGGAAAGGCATCAGAAAGGCGGCATCATTCCCAACCAAATCAAAGGCGCAGCAATGGGCCATCGCAACCGAAGCGGAAATTTTAGCCGGATTCCGGGGCGACAATTCAAAAAAAACGCTTATTGACGCACTGGATCGTTACGCGTCAGAGGTTTCGATACTTAAAAAGGGGCAGCGCTGGGAGCTGGTCAGGATCGAAAGCTTTAAACGGCTTCCATTTGCAGCTTGGAAGCTTTCGGATATCACAACACCTAGACTGGCAGAATGGCGCGACAGCAGGCTAAAAGAGGTCAAGGCTTCCAGCGTAAACCGGGAAATGAACCTACTGTCATCGATTTTCGAGCAGGCGCGGCGCGAATGGCAGTGGATAAGGTCAAATCCGGTTCGCGATGTAAAGCGGCCAAAGCAGCCAAAGCACCGACAGCGAATATTCAGCGACGAAGAGCGCGACAGCATTTGCGAGGCGCTTGGTTATGCTGAAGATCGGGCCATTGAAACAAAGCAACAAATCATTGCAGCGGCTTTCCTTTTCGCGCTTGAAACCGGGCTGAGGCGCGAAGAGCTATTGACGCTGACATGGCCGAAAATCAGCATCAAGCGAAGATTTCTAACCCTAGAAACCTCAAAAAACAGCGATGGTCGTCAGGTTCCGCTATCGCCAAGGGCTGTCGAGATTTTGGAAAAGCTAAAAGGCCAGGAAAAGCCGTTCGCAGTTGGGCTTGGTGTTTTGTCGTCGCTATTCAGGCGGGCTTGTAATCGGGCTGGGGTGGATAACGCAAGGTTTCACGATTCCAGGGCTACTGCGCTCACCAAGATGGTGAGCGTTTATAAGTATGACGTAGTTGAGCTTTGCAGGATTATCGGTCACCGCGACCCTAAGTCGCTGATGATTTATTACAGGGAGTCGGCCGAGGCCTTAGCGGAAAGAATGTGGGGGGGTAAAATAATGGCAATTATTCCACCCCTAGAAAAAAATTAATCGTCAGATTCTGTTTGTTCAAGCACGGCTGCGAGGGCTTTTATTTCTTTCGTAAACTGTGGCGTGAGGTCAAAAGATATAGTGCAAAGTGCTTTTTTTTCTTTCATTGCCGTTATTGTTAGATAGTCAGAATCAAAAGATATTGTATTTTTACAGCCTGAGAGGACGGCATCTTCATGGTTTGGGGTTGCAGCATTGGCAACATAGGCAAATTGATTAAAATGGGTTATTTTAAAGCCGACCATTTGTTTTCCTTAAGGCTTGGAAGTTCTTACGGGCTGGGTTTTCTGGCAGCGATTTGAACAAGGTATATTTTCCAGGGTGCCAAGCAGCGGGGTAAACAGTCCACTCTGTTTTATAAAAGTTAAGCGGGCCACCGCTCAAAACAATAACAGTTGCCACCGGTTCAGGATCGGGCTTTTCGGCCTCGTTTAGCTGCTTGCTGGGCGTAGGTGATGAAAGCGGAATTTCTAGCACATCAGACCTATCAACTAAGTCAAGCTGTTTATTTTTAAACAGACCTATTTCACTATCGTCATCCCACTTGTACAAATATGCAACCGGTTCAGGGTCGGGCTTTGCAAGCTCAACCTTTAGCGCCTCGATTGCCTCGTCAACCAATTCGGGAAGCGGCTCGTTAGATTCCCATAGGGCGCTTTCAAGCGCGGCCAGGGCAAGCTTTAAAACTTCGCGACTCATAAATCACCTTTTATTTTTTGTGCAAGTTTTTGGGCGTTTTCAAAAGCCTTTGCTCTTGAATAATCAATATCCCTGTCGTCCCTTGGATCGTCGCAATAATTGCCAGGGGCAAACTCAAGCAAGGATTCAACAGCGGCCAAAAGATCGGGTGCGTGCTTTATTAAAACGGCGTTGCCTTGCTGGTTTGTGGCTGAAACCCTGCATATCGGCGCAAAGGTTACAGGGCATTCAATGTATGTCGCGCCATGGCTATTGTTTATTGACCAAGGGCCGGGGGTGCGCTTGTTGATGGCGGTCATCTTACCCACCCTTTAGACTTCATGCAAAGGTCGAAAGTGTCGCGGCGCTCTTGAGCGTCCAGAATAAAGTTACCAGGGTAATAGGGGTTTTTAGCCTTGGCGGCTTCCATCTTGCAAGCGGCCTCGTCCTTATCTTGCTGAGTCAAAAGCATAGCCTTATAAGGGGCTGGTGCTACGCAACCCGTCAGCGCAGCGATTAGGGTTATCAGGGTTATTTTTTTCATGTCATCACCTTTTTTGATTTTTTAAGAGCTCTAGCTTTTCGACCGTGTTCTTTAGATCGTTCTTTGTTGATTATTTTCCGGCAAGCGGTGCAAGTTTCCTGAACCCTTGCCATGATGATAAAGTCGCACTTGCACCTTTCGCATTGCCGGGTTGCTTTCCCAACAATGTAGTCATTATTAAAGGCCATTGCAGCACCTATGCCCTCAACTTGGTTTTGAAATAAGCCTTTATTTCTTCCGGTTCATACCGTGGGTGCTTGGTCACCATGATTGGGCGCGGGAAATCGGGCCGGTCTTTCAGTTTGTAAATTTCGTTTCGGTGGTGCTGGGAGTAGGCGGCGATATCGTCAATCGACCAAAGCTTGTCGGTTGGCGCTTGGCTTTCCAGGCTTTCAGCGATTCTTTTTAGTGCTGCAATAATGTCTGTCATAATTTTTTCCTGATTAATAGGTGGGCAGGTTACGAAAACCTACCCACCCCCATTGGTTAAAGGGCTTCAAAAAGCTTGGCACTCATGGCTTCCATGTCTACGTCGAGCAACCATTCGATTGCGACAAGCAGATCAACCCCGAACGAATCGGCTATAGCCTGAACAATTTGCTCGTCGGTCGGCTTTTCTGACATTGGCGGCTCAGATTTGCCGGGGGCAATTTCGGCGGGCTTGGCTTCAGCTTTTGGCGCGGGTTCTGGTGACGCCTGTTTTGCCGGGGCTGGCTTTTCGGGTTCTGGCGGCGTTTGTTCGCTTTCCTTTTTGGATTCGTCAATTTCAACCTGCATCAAGTAAGTATTTACCCGCGACGTGACAAGCTCTTCCAGTAGCACCGAATCCCTAAAAATGACAGTTTGCAGATCGGGGAACAGGTGGGAATATCCGGAGTAATTGAGCTTCAACCATTTAAGCTTTTCAGCAACATCGTCAGCGGTTAAATTGATTATTTTGACGGCTGAATTCGCAACCGAATTAACGGCGGCGGCGATGCTTTCAGGGGTCTTTTTGTTCTTGGCGGCATCATCCAGCAGGGGTAGCGCCACAAACCCGCGTAACTTGATTGGCTTGGTTTTTTCTTCAGCTTCAGCCAGGGCGGCGGCGACTCTATTTTTAGCCTCTTCCAGAATGTCGCCTTTAATCGCCTCTTTCCTAATTTTTACAACCTTTGTCAGCGTAAGCCGGGTGTCCCTCATGAGGCCTTTGACCGACTTAAGCGTTTGGATAATTTGCGATATGTCAGAAGTTTGGTTGATAACTTCGACTTCTTTCTCTTCCAAAAGCTTTTCGTTGCGTTCAAGTTCCTTGGCTACGGCTTCAGCCTCACCGAACTCTTCGTCGGTGGATGGCAGCATGTTGATTTGTTCGATGTATGCGCGGGCAGCGCTGGCGAATTCAGGCAAAGTGCTTGTTAAAACTTTTCCTGTTATTTCGACTATGATTTCGGGCAATGTGTTTGTGGTCATTTTTTAGCCTCGTTGATTTTTACTTGCTGAGCTGATAGTTCGGCTTTCAGATCGGCTTTAGCTTGAGGCGGCATTGACTTTAAAATCCTAGCCAAGTCGCTAAGGGTGGCGCACTCGCTGATGGCCAGTCTTAAGTCGGTATAGCCGTCCAGAATTTCGCCGGTATCTTGGTCGATGGCGTTAAGCTCTTCATCAACGATGACCGCGTTATCGATTTCAATGGTCGCGGGCTCTTCATCGGGCAGCGCTTCAGCTTTTGGTTGATCGGGCTCTTGAGCCGGGGCGGCTTGTTCCTGATTGGAAGCGGTCAGCGCTTTTCGCTTAGCTTTGTAAGCCTCAAGCACCCTCTTTCTGATTTCACCCTTGACCAAATCGGCTTTTGATTTCAAGAGCTGCAATTGATCGATTGAGCCGGTGGCGTTGATTTCGTCAATAATCGCCAGGGCTTCATGTTCGGGCGTTGAAAGGTCTACGCTTTTGATCGAGTCATATTCAGCGCCAACATCGTCAAAAAGCTCGTCAGGCGTATAGACGCCAAGCAAAGCGCCAGGGTAGAACGATCGAGCCCAATTTTTGACCTGCAAATAGCCAAGCTGTTGGCGCGGGTTGGTTTTCCAGAGCGGGGAGTTTCTGACTGTTACGCTATTATTTGAAAGCCATTCACCCCAGGTGATTTCGTTTGAGCCGGAAAGGATAGCGCCTACCCTGCACTCGAGCGTGGCGCCGTCGCCCTTATAGTCATAATGAAAATGACCCTTAATCACCCCACTGGATTGAATAACGGCGTTGACAAGCTGGGCTTCATAGCAAAGGATGTCATTAATCATGTGGGTTTTGCTGGCCACGGCAAAGGGATTGTTCAGACCCCATGCGAAGGTTTGTAGCACGATGGCAAAGCAGTCGGCCACGTTGCCGCGAAGATGGCGCGGGACGGTGGCAGCACCGGAGGCCATGAGCTTGGCTAACCTTTCGGCGCGGCTGAAATTGCCGTCGTTGAAAGTGATGTCGGGAACGCTGGTGGCGTCCTTTTCAATCAGGCGCTTAAAATCAGCGTCAGGGTAGGCAACTGGCAAAATTGCGTTGCTAGGGGCGTTTATCATTTCAGCGGCGTTCATTTTGATTCCTTTGGTTGGGTTGATGATTTTTTCGGATGGTATTCGTCAGTTACCACCCATTGTTTTGATTCAAGGCGCTTGGTTGACCAGTATGTGCCGGACATCTTTGTAAGCCTTGTCGCTTCAGCGTTTGCGTTGTCCAGGTTGTGAAAAATTAAAAAGCTAATCATGGTTAATTCTCCTTACCCAGTGGGGCAGTGATATAGCTTGGATCAGGGTGGAATATCCGGGCCAATAGTCGAAAGCTTCAGCGGTTTCGTAAGCCTTCAGAGCCTTTCTGTATAGCGCTCTACCCTCAGTTATGGCGTCAGCGTCAAGCTGGTAAATGCCGATTGCATAGGGCGGCTTTTTTTCAACTGCAATGAAAATGAACTGCCCAACTTCAAGCCCGCAGGCATTAGCGGCGTCCAGGTAAAATGCAGCCTGTTGATGGTATTCGTAGTTGTAAATGGTTCGGCTAAAGGCCTCAGGGCTTGCGTCCTCAGTGGTCTTGACGTCAACAATAATGCCGTCAATCAGGCAGTCGAGCCGAGCCTTAACTTTTGTTTGCTGAAGCTCAGACAAGATGGTTAGTTCTTTCTTGCCTTGCAGCAACTCTGAAGCGGTCGGGTGATACTTTACAGCTGCAGACAACTTGACAGCGGCTTCCCATTCCGAAAACCTAAGGATCGGAAGCCCTAACGCTTCAAGTCTTGCCCACTCGTTCTTCCCGTCTTTCGTCTGCTTGGTCAAGTTGTCAGGAAAAACCGAATAACTTGACTGGAATAATTCCGGCTCAAGTATGGCGGTGTGGGAAGCGTGGCCGATAAGCAAAGCGCTTGACTCTTCCATTGGCTCTTCAAGTGACGCCTTGTAGTGAGCGGGGCTTTGATTTATCAGCTTAAGCGCCGAATTATTGATGTACCCTTCCAGGGCGCAATACTCGTCAAACGGTAGCTTTTCTATTATTTGCATGGTGCGTTTTCCTTTTTTTGCTGAGGCGCTGATTATAGCGCCTTGCTAAATCGATTAATAGCGTTTTGCTAATATTTTTGTAAAAAAAATTGCTAATAATGGCCGCTATGGCTTTTTATATAGTTTTCTGCTAGTTCGGCGGCCTTGTTGTGTAGCATAGAATCAAGCAAGTCAGCAGCGCTTTTGTCCAGGATGGCTTTAACGATATCGTCAAGCTGGCTGTCTTGGCTTTCGAGAATCATGCACAGCAATATAAACCCCTGATAAGGGTAATAAAGCTTGTCGGGCTTCATCATTTCGGCAGCTTTCGCGGCCAGCGCTTCAGCTCTTCGCTCACTAGCTTCAACATCGGCTTGATGGTTGCGTTCTTGGTTTGATACAAAGCAGATCATGGTTGGTGCCCCTCTTCTGTTAATGACCATTCTGTTAAAACCGTTTTTTGCCGAACTTCCCCTAAAACATAACCATTTTTTTCCGCGACCCTTAATCGTTCCCTTATCGTTTGGTCGCTTTCAGGTAGAGCGGCTTTCAATGACCCTTTGTTTTTGACGGTTGGTTTCAGCTTGTTGAATATTTCAAGGGCTGTTGATTTTGGGTTGTCTTTAAGCACTCCAAAAATCATTTGGTCAGCTAATTTTTTAGCCTCAATGCTGTTCATGGCTTCCCCGCAAGGCCGCAAAAGCCCAATCGTCTTTCGTTAAGGCTTTCATTGTTTTCAACCCATATATCGCCGTCACCATCTTCGTTATTTTCAGCAGTAACAAGGTCAAAGGCATAGCTAGGTGGCGCGAATTTATAGTCCCCTTCAGCCGGGACAATTCGCCTTAATGGAGGGTTGTCAAACCGCCAAGCCATGCACTCAGAGCCTTTGCACTTAATAAAGCTAGCGTCAGTAGTGACGGATGACATTTCAGGGCAGATCATTGAAAAGGCCTTTTTTTCGTGCACATACATAAAACCCCCTTTTTAAATAATGAACTTATAAAGAATGTAAAAGTTAATAGCGATTGCGCCGACGGCAATTGCGGCCATGATTGCCACATAGGCGGCGGCTGTTTTGAAGCTTTCGTCAGCCGATACAAAGATGTTATTTTTCATTTCTCAAATACCCTTAAAAAGACCGGGCCGAAGCCCGGTTGAGTTGGAGGTACAGCGGTTAAAAGAACTTTTTGGCAGGCATCGCCAAAGCCAGTTCAAAGGCGCGGTCTTTCAGTTTTGCGCCAGAGCCGTACCAAGCGGCATCAAGGCGGTAGTCAGTCGATTTTGCGGGCTTTTCATGGTCAACATATTGGGTAACTGCATTCAGCAAACCCCATGCGGTGCCGTCAGCGCTTTCCATTAATGAGCCCATGCCAGCGCCGTTATATAGGTTGTTGATGGTTTGATAGGCCTTGGTTTTGCTGATGTCTTGGGCGTCCGTTGTGTCTTTTAGGAGCAGCTTCAAAAAGTCGTCTTTGGCGTCGTCTGAGATCATTTTTTCGGCCAACTTGCGGCCTTCAGAAATGAATGTGTCGAAGCGCTTGTCGGCAACCCCCAGGGCGATTTTGACGGCGACTGGATCGAATTTAGTGCTGTGCGGGATCGAGATTTTGGTAAAGCCTTTTTGATCGGTATCGTGGTTCGCCATTCTCAGGGTGTTATTGCATACAACCCTAACGCTAGTGAACTGAGCGCTGGTGGCCAATCCGCCGTCGCAGCTGGTAGAAAGCAGCAAATAACCTGAAACTTTATCGCCGTCTTTTATCACCTCGTCGCGATTGATTCGCGCTAACGCCCAAATTCTTGAGCCACCGAATAGCGACCCGGCTGTTTCGATTTGGAAGCCCTTGGTTTCAACCAAATCCCTGAAGAATTCCAGCACATCATAAGGCTGAACGATTTGGTATCTTGAGCTTACAACGCTCAGGGCTTCATTATTGTCTGAGCGATACAGAACGTCGCGGCCTGTCATGGTATGCATTTCGCCATTCATATACTGAACCGGGCTGCGCTCAATTGACCAGTTCAAGCCCGCAGCCTGAACCCATTCATAAATGGATGCGTTCGGGTCGATGTTTTGGCCAAGTCCGTGCCATGGGGTTTTGCCGGTAAAGGCCATTTCTGCTGTGCCGTTTGCTTTTATTGTGATTTCGTGAGCCATGATTTTTATTCCTATGATTAGTTTTGGTTATCCACCCGTCCGGGCTTGCAATAATCATAGCTCTACGCTAGATTAAAGCAATAGCACGGCGCTAATATTTTTAAAAAAATTCATTATTTTTTTTCGATTCCTTGCTAGTCGCGGGTTGCAGGGTTTAATTTTTTTGAATTTTTTTTGATTTGGGCGGATTTTTATAGCTTGGCGCTGGATTTCAGGTATAAAAAAGCCCGCACGCGGCGGGCTAGTTTGTAGAATGGAATAATTGCTAGATTAAGCGCCTGAATTGTATCGATTCGCAAACGACGCCGACTATATTTCCGGTGCCGAGTGGTTTTATAGGATATTGCGGGTTGCACGGCTTCAGATATAAATCAAGTCCGTCCTGTATCAATTGCTTGAACTGGACGCTTTCGCCATCTTGTACGATGACAAAGCTTTCTGGCTTATATTGGGCCAACGGATCCACAATAATGACTGTCCCGGACGGGAAGTCTGGCGACATTGCGTCGCCCTCAACTCTCAACGCGTAAGTTTCAGCGGAATAGTTACCGCCAGTTTGTATCCATTCAGTAGTTTCTGATTTCATGGCAGATGATGGAGGGTTTAGTTTGGCAGCTTCCCAGGGTAAAACCGGAACCTTCCCACCGGCAAAAGTTAGGCGCTGCACGTTGCTTTGTTCCTTTGGTTCATTATGCGCGGCGTCCATCCACCCATACGGCAAATTAAGCTGACGCTCAATTTTTCTTGCAAAGTCGTTTCCGACCCCGCGTTTACCGTCTTTTTTTCGACTTGCGGATATTAGCTGGCTTATGTAAGCCGGGGCCGTATCAACAGCGGTGGCGAAATCTGTTTGAGTTCTGTACCTCTTCAGCAAGCCGGTTAAATTCTGAAATCTAATGCGTGCAATGTCCATGTGAAAACAATAGCACTATTTAGCGGCCTGCACAATTAGCATGATGCTATAATTTTCTTGAATTTTATTTAGCACGGCGCTATATTTAGCCGTGGATTAAAACCCCACAAACCAAAGGAAAATTATGAACATCAGAGAATACGCGGCGACTTTGCCGAAAGACAAGTTTAAAGAATGGGCCGAAAGTTCCGGCACCAAAAAGGTCTATTTAAAGCAGATCGTCAACGGCCACCGAAGTCCAAGCCCGGAATTATGCCGGAATTTATGCGAGCAAACCGGCTGGCAAGTTCACCCGGCCGAGGTGCTGCCATTGTTCCAGGGAATCCCCGAATACAAGCCGGGGAACCCAAAGGCGGGTTGACATGGCGCTGCCATATATACAGCTTTACATAGCTGACTACCTAGCCGACACGGCGCATTTAACCACCGAGGAACACGGGGCTTATTTGCTCTTAATCTTTAACTACTGGCAGCGAGGGAAGCCATTACCAAACAACCGCGAAAGGTTAGCGAGAATTGCACGAGTCGATAACGAATCGTGGACGAATCTTGAACGGAGCCTAAAAGAATATTTCATCGTTTCGGAAACGGAATGGCGGCACCCTCGAATTGATCGTGACCTTGAAGTTGTAAACGAAAGGCTTGAAAAGCAATCAGCAGCCGGAAAAGCGGCGGCGGAAGCCAAAAAGGCCAAAAAATCCGAAAAAACGAACGAATCGTTAAACGAATCCGCAACGAATCGTAAACGAATCGTAAACGAATCGGACACGAACGATCAACGAATTTTCAACCATAAAGATACAGATACAGATACAGATACAGAAATAGAAAAGAAAAAATACCAAAAAGAAAAACCAAAGCCTGATTTGGCTCTGTTGGCCGAATACGGCATTGACGGAAATCTAGCGACGGATTTTATCCGGCACCGGAAAAGCAAGGAGGCACCCATAACAAAAACCGCTCTTGATGGCTTTCAGCGCGAAAGCCTCAAAGCGGGCATTCCTATCACCCAGGCGGTGACAATTTCAATCGAACGAAACTGGCAGGGCTTCAAAGCCGAGTGGATTCAGGAGGTGACAAGTGCGGCAAGTGGCAGCAATAGCAGGTCAGGCGCTAAAGGCGTCGGAGCCAGAATTAACGAGATCATGGCCGAAGAATGGACTAACCCGGAAGCTGACAGCAGCGTTATTTGTACGATTCCGAGCAATTTGGGGGGTTAGATGGGACAGGCAAATAGGCGACGAGACGAACCTAGAGCTGGCAATGATGGAATGGTCAGACGCTCTTTCAAATCTCACCAAGGAGCAGATCAGGCACGGCATAAGAGCGGTCAGGCAGGATCGGGATTGGCCACCATCAATCGCGGAGTTTCTAGCGGCAAGCAGAGGGAGTTGGGAGCATCGCGGGGCGGCTTACAAAACAGACCAGCAAAGACTACCAAAACCAAAGGCCAGCAAAGCGACAGTTTCAGCCAATCTGGCGGAAATCAAAAAGGCTTTACTGCAAAACAATCGAAATTCGCAAGAAATCGACCCATAGACGCGGTTTACGCAACCAAGGCTATGCAATGGCATAGGCCAGGGGCCAAACGGGCCTTGTTGGCCGATTATTTTTACATTTTCTAAGCGGGGGGATTTATGGCCGTTTACAAACCAGGCATCAAAAGCGGAAAGAGGTACGGCAAGTTCAACAAGCAAAGGCTTGAGCCGCCAAAAATTTACGTTTCGGTATGGAAATCTAGCAAGTTCAAGCAAGTCGACTGGACGTTAAGCTGATTATGTGCGTTAGAACCTGCAGTCAGTGCGAAATGTTCGAGCCATCCAAAACCGACCCGATTCAGGGCGCGGGCATGTGCGGAAGGCTGAAAAAGAAATTACAGGCCACCGGGTCGGATGGGAGGAAGCCAAGCCCAAAAGACCTAGAAAGTTATTACGCCTCACTTGGCGGGGCTTATGGCACACCTAAGGCCATTTTTTGGCCGAAATCAAACCGAGAAAAGTGCATGAGATTTAAACAAAAAGGGGCGAATGATGATTGTTGAATTCAGGGTTCCAGGCGACCCGCAAGGCAAAGGGCGACCAAGGCATTCAGCGAAAACAGGAGCGGTTTACACCCCGTCAAAAACCAAGCGCTATGAAAAGGTCGTCGCTGACTTGGCAAAGCTGGCCATGGGTGAGCAGCTGCCAATCGAGGGGCCGGTGATGCTTCAGCTCACCGCCCTCTTCCCTATCCCTCAATCATGGTCGAAAAGGAAAAAGGTGCAAGCGGCAAAAGGGGAGCTGTTCCCGACAGTCAAGCCCGATTTCGACAATGTGGCGAAAGCCATTTCCGACGCGATGAACAAAATAGTTTTTAACGATGATTCTCAGGTCGTTTATTCAGTAATAAGCAAGGTTTACGCGGAAAGGCCAGGGGTCAAAGTAATAGTATCTAAAATCAATTGAAATAATATTTAAAACTAAAAGGTAATAATATGGAAAATCCAGAGAATGCAGTAATAGTTAATAAAGAAAATGCAGATAAATTAACCAATATGATTATTGATTCAAATAAAAGTTTATTTGATGATAAATCAGAATATGAGATTTATTTGATTAAAACAATTACACACTCGCTTTCAACATTAGAAAGCTCGTCGGGAAGAGCGCCTGTTCTTAAATGGCTGAAATATGTAGTGCTTGAATTGGAAACAGAAACTAATTCGAAACTTCACTAAGGACTTTCTAATGCTAAATAAAGTTATGTTAATCGGCAGATTAGGCGCTGACCCTGATGTTAGGCACATGCCTAGCGGGGATCAAATCGCAAACATCAGACTAGCCACCACGCGGCGATGGAAAAAGGACGGCCAGCGACAGGAGGAAACCGAGTGGCACAGGGTTACATTTTTTGGCGGGCTGGCAAAGGTCGCGGGCGAATACCTCAAGAAAGGGTCGCAGTGCTACGTTGAAGGCCGAATTAAAACCAACAAGTTTACGGGCAGCGATGGCGTAGAGAAATATTCAACCAGCATCATCGTTGAAGATTTGAGACTGATGGACAGCAAGGGCGAAAGCAGCGGGCCAAGATCAGACCCGGGCGCATACCAGGGCGCAACCCAGCAGCCAGCGGCGAGTCAGTCTGGCGGCGGTTATGACGATTGGGACGATGACATTCCATTCGATTCCCTTAACTGGCAAATAAGAAGCCACTTAATTTAGGCGGGGCTATGGCTATAAACACCGACGACTGGCAATGGTACATGACCAAGGCAGAAAACGAGGGCATTTTGAATGTCGCAGTATTCAAGTCAGACCCTTATTCCTTTACAGAGCGGGTGGGCATAAAGGTTGACAGCGGGATCGAACTTAACGAGGCAAGAAATCAAGCGTTTTGGGAGGCGCAAGAAAATGACAGCGATTTATAGGTTTTTAAGGATTTTATTGATTCTGATGGTTTTGATCGGGCTTTTGGTGCTCAAGGCAGTGGCAGCGCCAGCAGCGCTTTTAGTCTCGTCAATAAACAACTTTATTGAAGACAAAATCAATTACTTGCTGTCAATTAAGGGGTGAAAACATGATTAACGACGACTTGAAACTGGGTTTAAGGGGATTTGGCTTGTTGGCAGAAATTGAGCAGTTAAGCCTAATTCCCTATGACGACCAAACTGGTAAGCCTATTTCAGAGTGGTGCCGCGGGGCGACTATTGGCTATGGGCATTTAATCGCCAGAAAGGAGTGGGATGTTTATCGGTTTGGGATTTCGGAGCCGGAAGCCGTCGAGCTTTTTTCGACTGACTTATGGGAGTTTGAGCATTACGTCAGACTGTCCATTATCAAACCATTGACGCAAAACCAGTTCGACGCCTTGGTTATTCTGGCTTACAACATCGGGGTCAAAAGCTTTGTCGGATCGAGCGTAGTCAAGCTGATAAACGACCCGGCTGAGGTCTGCAGGTATGCAAGCCTTGAAAGCGCGTGGAAGGCTTGGAATAAATCGCAGGGCAAGGAATGCCAAGGGTTAATTAATCGCCGGTGCTGTGAATGGGAAATCTGGAAAAGCGGCATTTATAAAAAATGGTGATTTATGAGGCACCCGTCAATAAATGAAATTATCGAGGTTATCGGTATTGTTGAGGCCGGGAGGCTTGTCGATCAGATCGGCGGGGTGACGTACTACTTTCCGTCAGATGGCAAGGAATCCCCGCACGTTTCGCTTTCCCCGGTGGCATGGCAGGCCATGTGCAGCCATTACGGGGACTGGGTTTATATTCCTAAAGATGAAAGCGGAAAGCGCGAAGTCAGAAACGCTGAAATCAGAAAACTGAGGGCTGAAGGGGCGCATATTATCGATTTAGCCATTAAGTTCAGGCTATCAGATAGGCAGATTAAAACAATCTGCAGTGGGGTGATGAAAAAGCGTCCAAGCCTTAGATAGTGAAGCGCTTCCCCTTATAAGATCGACAACCGCCACATATTATCCCCGCAAACTTACAGCGGGGATTTTTTATGTTCGGGATCGGGGAAGTAGCAACGCTAATTGATACAGCGGGCAACAAAATTTGGGCCGACGCTAATATCGAAGCGGAAAGCAAAGCAGAGGCAATAAAACAAGAGCTGACCCAGGAATTTAGTTCGATTATGGGGCAGCTTGAAATCAATAAAACTGAAGCGGCCAGTGGGTCGCTTTTCGTATCAGGTTGGAGGCCAGCAGTCGGATGGTGCGGCGCACTGGGCTATGGCTACCAATTCTTATTTAGACCAATCGCTAACGGTTGCGCAATCGCGGCGGGGTTTCCGCCAATCTTTCCAGGCATTGAAACCGAAGCGCTTGGCACTCTTTTATTTGGATTGCTTGGGTTCGGCACTATGCGAATGGTTGAGAAAGTAAAAGGCGTCGAGCGTAAGTAATGGACGAAAAAACACTGAGGGAAATACTGGCCGACGTGCTTGAGCAGCACGAAAGCGTAACAGCAGCCACCCACGCAGAACACCATGAGTTTATCCGGGCCATGATTGCCAGGGAAAAAGTCAAAGCGGAGCGGTGGGAGGCCATCCAAAAACAGGTGCTTGGTTGGGGCGTTATTGCCTTAATCGGAGCCATCGGACACGCGGTGTCTGAGCATTTAAAAATCGACATTTCCACGCTTTTCAGATGATCGACAACTTAGACAGAGCCAGCGACTATGCGGAATTTGAGCGCGAGTTACAAATTAAAAACAGAGCAAGCGCTGAAATTGAACCCGGCAGACCGGGCGAATGCGACGAGTGCGGCATGAATTCAGAGCGGTTGGTCAAAGGGCTTTGTGTTCAATGCCGTAACGAAGCCGAAAGAAAAAACAGGAGTTTTTCCCCACTATGAAAAAAGAGCTTGAGATTATCCAGCGCAGCACCGACGACTTGATTCCATACGCCAGGAACAGCCGCACCCATAGCGAGGATCAGGTGGCGCAAATCGCGGCCAGCATCAAGGAGTTTGGGTTCACAAATCCCATTCTTACAGATGGCAGTAGCGGAGTCATTGCGGGCCATGGGCGGCTCTTGGCAGCTAAAAAGCTTGGTATCAAAGAGGTTCCCACGATTGATTTGGCGCATTTTACCGAGTCGCAAAAGCGGGCTTATATCATCGCTGACAATAAGTTGGCATTAAATGCCGGGTGGGACTTTGACATGCTGCAAATCGAAATAGAGGAACTGAGCGAGGACGGGTTTGATTTGGATTTGCTGGGGTTTTCTGCAGACGAGCTTGATGGATTGCTTGACGGCGCTTTTGGCGACGATGGCGAAGAGGGAAGCGAAGGCAGTACCAGCGACAGCAAAGGAAGCCTGTCAGAAAAATTCTTGGTTCCGCCGTTTTCCGTGCTTAATGCGCGGGACGGATGGTGGCAGGATCGAAAGCGCGGGTGGCTTTCCATGGGGATCGATAGCGGCAACGGCAGAACAGAGAACTTGCTGAAGTTTTCCAAGACCGTAAACGAGAAAGCCGGAAGCTTAACCGGGACTTCAATATTTGACCCGGTGCTATGCGAAATCATTTATCGGTGGTTCAGTCCTGAGGGCGGCATGGTGCTTGACCCCTTTGCGGGCGGATCGGTGCGCGGGATCGTGGCAGCCAAGCTAAACCGCCAGTATGTCGGCCATGAGCTGAGGCCAGAGCAGGTAGAGGCGAACCGGGAGCAAGCCGAGGCATCATGCACCGCCAACGAGCCGCACCCGGCTTGGATTTGCGGCGATAGCCGGGGCATTGACAAAACTTGCCACGATATCGACGCCGACTTGGTTTTCAGCTGCCCGCCCTATGCTGACCTTGAGGTTTACAGCGATGACCCGCAAGACCTGTCAACCCTTGAATATAGCGAGTTTCGGGACGCCTATAGCGACATCATCGCGAAAGCTTGCAAGCGATTGAAGCCCAACCGGTTCGCTTGTTTTGTCGTGGGCGAGGTCAGGGACAAAAAGACCGGGGCTTATCTGAATTTTGTCGGCGACACCATTCAGGCCTTTGTTGATGCGGGGCTTGAATATTACAACGAGATTATTCTGGTTACAGCAGTTGGCACCTTGCCAATCCGGGCGGGGCGAACCTTCAGCGCAGGGCGCAAGATCGGCAAAACCCACCAAAACGTGCTTGTTTTCGTCAAAGGATCGGGGGCGGAAGCTTCAAAGGCTTGCGGAACTGTCGAGGTCAACGAGGAATGCTTTGCAGACTATGAAGACGAGCCAGAAGTCGAAGAAATCAATTGACCTAGGCAGCTATGCGACCGGGGAGGTTGGCGGGTTTGCGGCGCAATTATTCAGGATTGCAGCGCACAACCCGCTAAGGCCAATTGTGGCAAGGCTTCCAGCCAACGGAATGCCCATAATTAAAGAACTGTACCAGGGAAAAGCGCCAGAAATCGCCAGGGTTGAAGAGCCGGTTATTGTCAGGCGCGAAGTCAGTCAGGATCGGGGGCTTGTCGCCTTCTCAGGCGGAAAAGACTCGACGGCCGTTGCTATCAAGATGGTTCAGCAAGGCATATCCACCGAGCTTTTCAACGTATCAGGGATTAATCCAGCCTACCCGGAGGAAATTAAGGCGGCGCGAAGTGTGGCTGGGGAGCTTGGCGTCAAAATGTCCGTGCTGTCCGTGAAATTGGGGCCGCAAGCTTGGGTCGAGAATCCAGCAAAGAACCAAGTGATTTTGGGTCTTATGATCGACTACGGGACTAGGATCGGGGCTGGCTCTTATGCAATGGGCATCATGACCACCGAAGAGGCGGCGGAAGTTTCGTTCGACTATGGGTATTCGGACGCAATCGAAATGCACCGGGCCGGAGCTGAAACTTTCGAGGGCATGGTGCCAGGAATCAAAGTCCATACCGAGCTTTTAAAAAACGAGATTGACAGCTACCGAACCATATTGGGATTCAACCCGGGTCTTTTGGCAAAAATTCAGAGCCGCATGACGCCGATTCGATACCGGGGCGTTCATCATAAAAACAACCGGGCGAAGTTTGGCGCGACTATTTTGCCGAATCGTTGCGGGTCTTGCTACAAGT